TCAGTTGATGTCGAATGTGGCCATCTGGCCAAGGGTGCCGCCAATCTGGGCCACATCCAGCCACAACGGTCCCGGCCGATCGGGTATGGCCCACGCCGGTTCCGTGACGTCGGCACTGGCGAACGGCCCCGCCGCGTCGCGCACACGCACCCGCCACGCGCGTGTCGTCTCTCCAGACGGCACATCGGTCAGATCGGGCCACCCAAATCCGGCCCGGCTTTGCGCAATCCACTGGAAACGCCGCTCGCCGGCCACGCGTTGATGGCGCAAATGAACGGGCGGCAGCGGCCGGATCGCATTGCCGCCCACTGTAATCGCAAGCGTCGGCGCGCCGCCATCGCCGCTGCCCACCGGCTTCAGCAAAATGGTCTCGCCCAGGCGTTCCAGCGGCAGCAACAGCGGCAGCATGGCGGCAGGCTCCAACAACACGAACCGTTCATTCAAGCCATGATCACGCACCGCCCATTCACTGCCGCGCCGTCCACGCAGCAACCCTGACAGACGAAACCGACGATTCCCCAAGGGCTGCACCTCGCGGAACTGGATCAATTCATGCCCGAGCAACGCCAGATTGGCGCCCGCCAGCACGGCATCGGCACTGCGGCTTTCCAGCCACATCCCATCGGCCAGCAGCTCCACCTCGACCCGGCCAAGCATATCCCAGCCAGCCGGATTGGCTGGCCCCAAAACCGTGCGGGCCGCACCCATGACAATCGGTGCCGGCAATTCACCGACGGCTGCAAAACTGGCGCCGCCATCCAGACTGATGGCCACGCCCGCCCGCCGCCACCCCGGTGATGCGCCCGCGCCGGCCAGCCACAGGCGCGGCCGGTCGGGCAATTCGCCGGGCAGTGGCGGCAGATCCATCACCACCAGACGGGTGAGCCCGGCCGCCGTATCGCCGTGATCCACAATCCGGCCGCCGTCACCGGGCAGCGCTGCACTGGTCACGCCGCCCGCGCGCACCAATTCCAGTGCCAGCACGAAATCTTCAAACCGCACTTCGCTCACACGCCAATTGCCGTCGGGCAGCGCAATCACATCGCCAGGGCGAAGCCCCAGATGCCGCCACGGCAGGCGCAGCGTGCGGCGCTGACGGCTGCCCGCCAGCGTCAGCAGCCGATCAAGACACAGCCGCTTTGCCGATGCCGCATCCAGCGCGATGGGCAGGCCGTCACCATCCACCCGGTCACCCGGCCGCAATCGCGCCCGCTGCAAACCCGGCTGATAATCACGGTCCACGTCGTAATAGCCGATTTCAACCGCATCCGGGGCCGATGCCGCGGCCGTGCGCCGATGGCGATCGCGGCCGGCACTGCGGCTGCGGCCCGCCGCCTGCGTATCAACGGCCCCGGCCAAATCGAGCGTCACGGCCGCCGTGCCCGGCCCAACCATCGCCAGCCCGCCGGCCAGCACGGCATTGCTGAGCTTTAGGATCGGGGCCAGCACATCGGCCAGCGGCCCGGCCGACCCAGCGAAAAGCCCGGTTGCATCGGGGAACTGCCCTTCGGCCGACAAGGGCGTGCCGGCCAGCGCCGCCAGATCCGACAGCGCCTGGCCCAGCGCCACCGGGCCCTCATCGGCGATCAGTTCAAACGACAAATTGGGCAGGCGATTGCCAAAATCGGCCAGCGGCAGATCTTCGAACACGGCATAGGCAAGGCCGCGAAAGGCCGGTGTTTCGCCTTCGGCCGCAGCGATCAGCGGATCGGGCAATTGCCGCTCTGTGCCCGGGTGCAGTCGCATCGTCACCGGCGCCAGCCATGTGCCCGCCGCATCGCGCAGCAGTTTGCCATCAGCCCACACCCGGCCCACGCCGGTGATCGTGCGGGCGCACAACAACACGGCAAAGCTGGCGGAATAGCTGTAACTGGCCGTCGCCGGCCCGCGCTTGCCGCCGCCGCTGTTCAGGGTTTCGCGCACGGGCGCTGCCCAGATCAGATTGCCGCTCACCCGCATCCGGCCACGCACCACTGGTATCGGCTCGCCATAGCTGGCGGCCTGGATTTCGGGCGCTGCAGCACGGGCGCCCTGCCGGCGGCCGCCGAACAACCGGCGATCAACACCGGCGCCAACCAGCGTTCCAGCCAGCCCGCCGATGGGGCCCAAAATGGCACGCCCCACCACACCCAGCACCAAGGTTGCCATCGTTTCCATCCCCGATCTGAGGTTTAAATCCTGCCTAGCGAACGCCCGGCAGCGCCCAGCAGGCGGCAATGGGCCAGTCCGCCGGTGCTGGCCCTTCCACCACCCGGCCCAGCCCGGCGTGGGCGTGGATGATGCCGGTCTCGCTGATCACCGCGAGATGGCGGTGGGCAGGCGCCAGCGCATATTCGATGAGATCACCGGGGCGCGGACGCCGGACCCGCCGGCACCCCAGCAGCGCCAATGTGCCGGCCAGCAGTGCCGCATGATCGCCGGACAGGGCATAGGCGGGCACCCTGCCGACAGATACGCCGGCCCCCGCGGCCGCCAGCAGGGCCACCCCGATGCAATCCAACCCCAGCCCGGCCACACGGCCCTGCGGGCGAAACCGCGTGCCCACCCCAGCCCGCGCCGCCGCCACAGCCGCCAGCCGCCGCCGCGGCAGCGGGCGCTCCCGTTGCCCAGCCATCCCGATCAGACCTGATAACGGGTGAGCAGATCACCCCCCGGCACATGCGGTTCCCCGCGAAAATTCACGGCATTGGCAAAACGCTCGCGACAGGTCGTCAGCCGCTTGTCACAGCCTTCACGGGCCAATACGCGGTCGCCAGCTTGCAGGGCGATGGCCTCGTCCAGCAGCAGCCAGCCCTCGTTTTGCGCCAACAGCCGCCGGCTCAAGCCCGCTGCCCCGCCGTCCAGCACCCAGATGTCGCCCTGCACATGATCGGCAGCATTGATTCCCGACAATTGCACCCGCCCGGGTTCGACCGCGCTGACGTTGGTGATCCGTTCCCGCCCCCGCAGACTGACCCGGCAGCGTGCATCACCCAGATCGGCACGGCATTCAGGTGAACAGGTTTCGATCACGCTGGCCGCCAAGGCCGAACCGGGGCCAAGCAATTCCGCCGTAAAGCCGGCATCGGCCCCTTCCCCCACCGCCACGTCGCCCAACACGCCTTGGGCCAGTGCCTGTCGCCCGGCATCCGGCGCGCGCCAATCGACCAGGAACAGCGAAAGCCGCGCACCGTCCCAGCGCCCGGCAATCAGATCGTCGCGGGTCAAGGCGTTCGCCGACAGGGCGCCGGCCACTTCCATATCGTCGGCCGACAGCCCATCGCCGATCACCACCGCCGATGGGTTCATCCCCGGTCTCGCGGCGTGCAGCAGACCATCGACACGCAACGGCCGGTCGTGGCTCGTAAAACCCAGCGCGACGCCATCACGGCGCACAAGACGCCAGCATAACGCCAGATGGGTGAGTTCGCCTGACAGGCGCGCGCTCAGCATCGCCATCGCTCACGCCTCCCGGATTTCGATCAACGGCACTGACGGCAATTCGCCCGCCCGCCAACCAGCGATCGATACCTCGATCCGATCGGTGGCAAACCGTACCGGCACATCAAATCGATATCCCGCGGTGACCACCGCCCCTTGTGGCGGCGCAGCAGCAAAATCGATCACACCGCCGTCCGCCAGCGCCCAGCCATTGGCCAGCACCGTGCCGTTGACCGCCACCCGCACAGTTTCGGGCCATGGCCGGGTGATGCGCCGGGTTTGCGGCGGATCATCGCCCAGACCGTCGTCTCCATAATGTTTGACCAGCGCAAAGCGCGTGGTGCCGCCATCACCGATGCCCAGCCGCTGATCGGTGGCCGCAGGTGCGGCACCGGTGGTCAGAGCCGAACTATTGTCGAGCGGGTCAAGAAAGCGGAAGCCATGCGCCTGCCCGCGCCGCGCCCGGAAAAAGGCCAGCAACTGTGCTAGATCCCCCTCTGACCGCAGGCCCAGACCAGCATCATATTCCAGCCGCGCATCGCTCCACTCGGCGTTGCGCTGTTCCGCGCCCGATCCTGTGACCACCACCTGCGTGGAAAAGGCCGGGCCGCCGGCCGCGCCAAAGCCCAGTTCAAAGGGAAAGCGCACATCGTGGAAGGCCGCCATGCTGTCCTCTCCTGCCGGCAGACCGGCAATGCGAAATGGGGTGAAGCCGTCGCGCGCCACTTGGGGCCAGGCCCAGATGAAGCTTTGCGCCACGCCGCGGACCTGCGCCGAAGCCGCCGCTTCGGCAATCAGCGGCCACTGCACCGCCGCATCGGCCGCGTTGAGAACAAAGCCCGCCAGATAATGTTGATTGGCCAGCGGATAGTGGAGTTCAGCATCCACCGCCGCCCGGCCGCGCGTCTGGCCCGCCTGATTGGCCGAGGTGACGAACGTATAGTCCTCCAGTTGCAGCACATCGAAGGCCGGGTGCGCCCAGGCTGCCGGCATGTTGGCGCGCTTCAGATCCGGCCGGTCGTTCAGCAACACCTGCGGGGCATAGAACAACAGATGGGTGACCACGGCCGGCGCTGCGGCGCGGGCCGCCGCGACCATCCCCGCCGTCGCATCCGCCAGCCGCGCACCACACCAATCCAGATAGGCCTGCTCGCCCACCGATTTCATGCCCTTGATATCGCTTATAAGCGGCGCTGGCGTGCTGGTCTGTGCCTGCCAAAGCGCCGTGGTCGCGGCATCATACAGGCAGGGCCGATCATCGGGGCCCACCCACCACCAGGGTTCCCCCACCTGAAAGGCAGGCGCCGCGCCGTTGGCCAGCGCCAGTGCCATGAACGCCGCGGCCACATCGCCCAGCCATGCCTGCGCTGCCGGGTTGCACGGCGATAGCAGCGCCGATGGCGGCACCCACCCCGTCAAGCCGATCGCGCCCGCCGCGTTGCGCTGCGCCCAGTCCGGTGGGCAATGCGCAGCAAACAGCTCCATCGACAGCGACAGGATCGGCGCAAAGCCCAACACGGAACAGCGGGCCAGAAAATCCGCGTGCCAAGCCTGTGCCGGCCCGCACAATGGCCGCGCCGGATCGACGACATAGCCGCCGTCACCATCGGGCAGCAGCGCCATGAAATGGCTCATCCCGACATAATGGGTGATCGCCCCGCGCCAGCCGAGCAGCAACGCCTGTTCCAGCAGGCGTTCCGGCGGCAGATTGTACAGATCATCATAGGCAGTGCAGGCCCGCAGGCCATGCGGAGCAAGAAGCGGCCGCCCCGCCTTCAGCGCGGCGCCGGCACCATCGACCATCAGGGTGGTGAGGCGCACCTGCGCTTGCGCCACTGCCGGCAGCGGCGCATCTTCGGCATCATACCCCGTCGGCACAAGGCTGATGAACATCCGGTCGATGTCGCCAGCCCACACCGGATCCGCTTCGGCCGGCAACAGGAAACCACCCTGCATGTCATCGAAATCCAGCCGGATTTCGGCGTTGGTGGGCGTGCCGATGGCATAATTCCACAGCCGCACATACCAGACGCGCGGCGTGCCATCAGCCGTGCGCCCTTCAATGGTCAGCACCGGGCCGTTGATCGCATCCAGCGCCAGCAGATCGCCACTGGCCTGCCAGCGGAACCGCCACACCAATCCGCGATAATCGCGCCGCGTCTCCAACGCACAAAGCCTGTGGCTCCAGCGATCCGCCGATTCCCAGATCAGGCCGGCCAGATCGGCACGGCGCTGAAATTCCAGCGTTACCACCAGCGTATCCGGGCCTTGTGTGACCACGGACGCCATCATCGGGCGCGGAAAATCAATCTGCCACCAGCGCGGATCAAACCGCTTCACCCAGCGGGTGGCACCCTGATCCTGCGCAGTGGCCAGCCAGAAATTCGTCATGGCTGGGCCCTTTCCAACGCGCGGGCGACGGCGCGGGCAACCTGGTTGCCGGTCTGTTTCATCACCGCCGGGCTGGCGTCACGCGGTGCCGCCACCGTCACGTTGATCGTCACCGCCCGGCCGCCGCCCATCGGCCCGGCCTCCACCCGCCCTGCGGCTGTCGGCACAAACATCTCTGGCCCGCGTTCGCCCACCATATAGGCGCGCCCTGCCGTCACCGGGCCGCCCGTCGCCCGCCCCGGCAAACCCAGCAGCCCGCCCAGCAGGCCGCCAAACATCGGCCCACCACCGCCGCCGCCCGCGCCAAATATGCCCGACAGATCCATCCGCAGCGCCTGCCTGGTGATATCGGCCAGCACTGTCAGCGCGATGCGCTTGAGATCATCAAAGCCCAATTTGCCATCGGCCAACGCCCGGCCCAGCGCGCGCTGCAAGCCGCTACCGGCCCGGTTCAGGCCGGCCGCAAACGGGCCGTCCAGCGTGCGCTGGATATCATCCACACCAGCCATGAAGCCGCCGGTATCGGCACGCAGCTTCACCACCAGCTCGTCGATCATGTCAGGGTTCATCGGGATAACGCTCCATCAAACCGGTCAACAGACCCGTATCGGCCGGCGAATCGGCGCCGGGCTGATCCAGCCCCAGCGACATGGCCAATTCAGCTGGCGTGGCCGCCCAGAAATCAGCCGGCCGCCAGCCCAGCGTCAGCGCGGCGGCATGCGCCGCCCGCCGCGCCGCGTCAGCAAACATCATTGCCCGGCCAGTATCTGGCCCAGCAGCACGCGCAGCGCCGGACTGGCATTGGCCAGACCCGCCGCCACCAGCGCGTCGGCAAATTCATCGCGCGCCATGGCGCCCGGCGGCGACAGACAATGCCACAACAGCCCCGTCATCTCCGCCAGGGTAAGCTGGCCGGATGCCGCCCGTTCACACAAGGCAAACAACGGGCCCAGCTCGGCCTCGGCCGCCACCAGCGCCGTGAAACTGGGCCGGAGCAGACAGGTCTGCCCGCCCAGCGTCAGCGCGGCTTCCCCGCGCACCGGGTTGGCGATCATGCCGCCACCACCGGGCCACTGCTTTCCAGTTGCAGCGTGTAGGTGCGTTCCCCGTTGAAATCGCCGGCATAATCCAACCGCGCGATCTGAAAGCGTCCGGTGATTGTCTCACCGCTTTCGAATTGCACCTGATAATCATCAATCTGGCCGGACAGCGCCGTGGCCTTCACCCGATTTTCCGCCGCCGATCCGGTGAACACGCCGGAACCCGACAGCGACACCGATCGCACGCCGGCCCCGGACAGCAATTCGCGCCAGCCGCCGCTGCCCTGGTTGGTGACCACCACCGTTTCGGTATTCACCGTCAATTGCGTGGTGCGCAGCCCCGCCACGGTGCTGAACACCGGCACGGCCGCGCCATTGCCGACCTTCAACAGGAAGGCCGCGCCCTTTTCCATCGCCATGTCATGTCTCCATCGGTCAGAGTTGTTCGGTCAGCACCCGCAGCTCGATCGTGCCTGGCCGCCAGCCGTCGTCAGGCGCGCCCACCCCGGCGCGCTGCAACCGCGCCAGCACGATGCGGTGGCCATCCCATTCGCCCGACAGCAACCGCAGCTGCGCCGCTGCCGCACCGAGCAACGCACGCAGCCGCGCCGCGCCGGGCCGATCATCCCAGATCGTCACCACCAACCGCACATCGTGGCCGATGCCGGTCTTGTGGCTGAAATCGTTCACCAGATCGGGGCCAATCACGGCATAGGGGGCGGGGGCATCGGGCGGCGGTCCGTCATGCACGCCGGTCAGGCCGGCAAGTTCGGCCAGCGCCGCCACCACCGCTTTTTGCACCGCAAGGCTTGCCGCCATCGCTCACTCCTCGTGCCAGAGAATGTTCGGATCAGGCAGGCGTTGCCGCGTGCCCTGCCGCCGCCGCATCAAGCCGGGCGCCGACAGCGTCACACCGGCATCGTCGGTGCGTGCCGCCACACCCCGCGCCGTCCAGTGCTGCACCAGGGCCGCCTGCGCCCGCCGTGCCAACTGCGCCGCCAGCTGCGCCCCGCGTGTCCGCAGCCGCGCCGCCAGATCGGCGCTCATGCCGGGCTGCCGTCGCACAACAGCGTGACAAATGCGCCGCGCCGGCCCGCCACCTCGATGGCGCGCACCGCCAGAATCTGATCCCGCCAGCGCAGCCGCACCAGCAGATCCAGATCATCGCGCCGGCGCAGCCGCACCCGCCAGCGCCGATCACGGCGCACCGCCTCCCCGGTTCGCCCGCCGGCCAGCGGGCCATCGGGCGACACGGCGGCAAAGGCGCGGTCCACCATTACCCATGCACCGGCATCATCGCCGGCGGCATCCCGCGCCGATTGCCAGCGCTCGATGCGCACATGCTCGTCCAGCGCGCCTGCAAATTCCTCTGCCATCGCCGTCACCCCAAATGCATCCGCCGCCACGGCCGCCACAATGCCGCCACCGCCGCTGGCGGCGGCCCGGCATCGGCAGCATCGCGGTGGCTGAACATGTGGCTGACCAGCCGCACGATGCCGGCGCGCAGCGGTTCGGGCACGTCATTCCAATCATTGGCCAGCCCGGCGCGAAACCGCACGGCGGCCCCGCCGGCGGGCATTGCCAGCAGGCGGACCCAGCCGCAGCCATCGGCGCCGATTTCGCTGTCCCAGCCATCGGTCAGGGCGGAACCGCCCCCATACAAGCCGGTGATGGCCTGCACCGGCACCGCCAGCAGCCGCTGCCATGCCAGATCGGCCGCCAGCCGCTGTTCGGCCTCCCGCGTGATCAACCACTGGCCGATAAACGCCTCGCACAGCGCCATGGCGGTGCGGATGTGGCCGGCCAGAATGGCATCCTCGTCATCCCGTTCCAGCCGCAACGCGGCCTTGCATTCGGCCAGGCCCACGACCAGCGGGCCGGCCTCCAATTGCCGGATTGCCATCACCGCTCCTCCACCCGCACCGCCAGGGTGCGTTCATCACTGCTGCCATCGCTCAAGGTCACGCGGTTGGTGACGCGGTACACGCGCCCTGCCACACCGCCAGACAGGGTGACGGCGGTGCGTCCGCCCACCACGCGCGGGTTGGCCAGCATCAGCGGCGCATCACCGGCGCCCGGCAGCACGCTCCACAACGACGCGGCAATGCCGCGTCCGGTCAGATAGCCGGCATCCCAGTCAATCGCATGATCGATGCTGGCCGCCGGATCCTTCACGAATATGCTCATCTTGCCCTCGCTGTTCTGCGGCGCCGTCAGGGGCCGATCAAAAGGGTGCGCCAATCTCGATCTGCCAGGCGTGCACACTCACGGTCGTGCCGGCGCTTATCGGATGCGGAGGGCAGGTCGTGACATAGATCAGGCGCTGCCCCGGCCCATCCAGCAGGGCGACATGGTCTGCCGTGCCGCTGGCCTGCGCCAGCAATCCGGCCTGTGCCGCCACGGTCAGGCGGCGGCTGCCATTGTCCCCGTCGGCGACCGAAAAATCGCTGCCCGCCACGCTGGCCTGCGCCAACCGCCCGGCATCAGCCTGCGCATAATCTGCCGGTTGGCCCGACAGCACGACCAGCCGCGTCGCCCCGGCCACGACGGCCAGAGCGGCATCCAACACCTCGATGCTGGCAAATTTCGCCATGTCTCTGCTCCCAAATCGGTTGAAGGCCGCAGCGCGCGGCAGGTCGCTCTCAGGTGCCGCGCACTGGCAGCAATACCGGCCCGGCGCGCACCATCAGCCGCGGCAACAGTACCGGATCGCTGCGGCCAACGTTCAGGCCGGTGCCGCTATCGGCCATCGGCAACAGGCCAGGCGCGGGGACCAGAACCACCGGTGGCAACGCGATGACCGCCAGAAAATGCGTCAGGATCATGCTACCGCTCCTTCAGCTTGCACTGATCACAAAGGTCCGTTCGCGCAGCACGGTCACACGGTCGGCGGCCATCATTCGCACCGTTACCGGCCGCGCGCCTGTCCACCGTTCGCTGGCCATCAGCTTGGCCGCGCCGCGCGCCGTCACGGCCACGCCCGCCACACCGGCACCGGTGCGGTTGCTGCCTTGCAGGGCGTTGCCCGCCGGCGTGGCCAGATTGATGCGCCCGCGATGGGTCTGGTTGTCATACAACAGGCCGTCCAGCAGCGGTTCTGTGTTGGCTTCATCGGCGTTGATCGACGGATGCAGCGGCCAGTTGCGGGCATAATCCACCCGCACGTTGGTTGCCGGCCACGCCGCGCCGGTGCTGGTCAACACCGCCCGCGTGCCGGTCGCGTCCAGCGCCACGGTGAACCCGGTGTTGGCCCACGTCGCGCCGTTGTCGGTGCTGATCCAGAACACATCGGTTCGGATTGCCGCGCCGTTCAGCGTCCGCAGCACGCGGCCAGCCTCCACCGCAATCGCGGTGCGCGCGCCATCGGTGAACCATGCACCCAATATCGGCACCTGCGTTTTCACGGCCACGCTGAACACCCGCGCCAGCGCCCGGCCAAGGCCGCGCCCGATGCGGGCCACGCCGACATGATTGGTATCTGGCACCGGCAGCGCGCCGCCCGCTGGCGTCACCGCCGCCGGGTGCAAACTGTCCGAACTGTCGGCAATCGTGTCGGGCCAATAGGGGCCAAGGAAGCCGCGCGCGCCCAGTTCACCGGCGAACAACACATGCTGTTCGCGCAGATTGACCGACGCGCCCGACCCGCCCGTTTGTGACGTGTCCGGGTTGCGGTGCATTCGCCACGGCGGCAGCACCAGCCACGGCGCCGCCGCGCTGTTGGCAAAGCGGTCGTCCACCTGGGCACGATAGGAAGCCCGCGTGGCCTGCACGTTGGAGAGGTTCGGCGTCCACATGATCGCGTGGCAATCGACATATTGGTTCAGGAACCACGCCCAAAAGCCGACAACGCCGCTGCCGGCTGCGTCGCTGACGCCCGGCTGCGACACGCTGCCCATGAAAGTGAAGCTGGGGTGGCCACCATCCACCACCGCATTGGCCGCCCAATCGGCCTGCACAGTGCCGCTGATGGCCATGTTGCAGATCATCAGCGGGTGGCCGGGGTTATTCGCGTTCCACTCGTTGAGCATCGTGACGTTGCCCGTCCGCATCGCCGGGGTCTGCCCGCCCACCAGACGGCCCGTCAGCATCGCCGGGCGCAGATAGGCGCCGGGCGTGCCGGCGGTGCGGTTGGTCATGATCACGGCCATGCCTTGCGCGCCCGCAGCCACCGGCACCGACAGATTGTTGGCCGCCAGACTGCCGCCCGCGCTGCCGTCGCCGAACACCAATTGCGTCCCGCTCTGGCCATGGGCCAGCATGATCGTGCCGACCAGCACATCGCCCATATTGGCGTTCAGCGCCGGGTTGCCTACGTCCTCGATGTCCAGACGATAGGGGCCGCCCACCGGCAGCATATCGTTTGTGGCCCATGCGTTGCTGGAAACGGTCAGCGTGGCCCAGTCAAAGCCCGGCACCACCGCGCCGCCGGCTTCAACCACCCAGCGCCGGCGCACGTTGCCGCTGTGCGTTCCGGCCACCACCACCGCCCGCGTGCCGCGCCCGCCGTAAAACTTCACGCGCGGGGCCGTGATCACCGGCGCACCGCCCTGCCAATGCGGCGGTGAAATGGAGGCTTCGTCGGCCAGCCCGTTGGTCAGGCTGTTCCAGTCGGTCAGCGCCAGCGTCGCCGCGCCCGCCGTGCCGCTGTTGCTCAGGCCGCCGGCCGTCAGATCGGCCAGTGGCCACCAATAGTCCAGTTGGCCCCGGCCCTGAATGCAGTTGGCATAAGGCAGAGCGTTGGCGTTCTGGGCCGCCACCAGCCCGGCATAATCATAAAGCGTGGTCGCGCCGGCACCGGCGGCCAGGCTGGCAATCGCGTCATGGTGCGGGCGGTTGTTCACGCTGTCCCACGGGAACGCGCCCTGCACCAGCGCCGCGTGTTCCATCATCAGACCGGCCGGGCTGCGATCCGCCGTGGTTCCCTCGGCCAGAAAGATGCGCTGCATCAGGATCGCGGTGGTGCTGGAAATGAAGGATGCATCGGGCGCGGTGGTCCGCACCGAACTGGACGGCGTGCCGCCCACCGGACAGACCGCGCCCCAGCCCCGCCATTCAAAGACGCCCGGCGACACCTCGATCCGGTTGAAACCTTCAACAATCACATGGGTCGGCGTCGAAAGCGTCAGCGGCGTGGTCGTGGTGAATAGGGTTTCGGTGGAACTGTTGATGTTGCCGGCCCGATACAGGGCGCCCGCCCGCAGTTGGTTTGGCGCGCGGCCGGCGGCGTTGCCATCGATGGTCATTCGAGAGGCATTCGTCCCGGTCGCGCCCAGGTTGCTGCCCATCAGGAAATAGGCGCTGTTGTTCCCAAAGGCAGCGGGCAAGCGCACAAGGACCGCGCGCCAATGGCCATAGCGCGCCGATACCCCGCCGATGCTGCGCGGCGTGTCATAATTGACGCCTTTGGTGATCGGCGCGGCCAACCGCAGATCGGTCGCGCCCAGCGTTTGAACCCGGATCGCCATCAGCCGTTCACCACCGCAAGGCCGGCGGGTTCATCCACCAGCACGAAAAAGGATCCTGCCGGCGCATTCACCGGCAGAAGTTCACCCACCAGCCGCCCATCCCACGCCGTTACGACGCTGGTGCTGGACAAGGTGAAGTCCGGCACGCCAGCGGCCATCGGCGGCATGCGCCGCCCCTGGCTCACCCGCCCGACAAGGCCGACGCCCAGCATCAGGCCACCGGCATGATGGTCAGGCTGCCATCCGCCGCGCCATCGCGGACAAAGCTGACAAATTGCCCGCTGGTGATGCGCAGGTGAAATTTCTCGCCGGATTCCAGCGGGATTGATCCCGCTGCCACGCCGGCTGCCACCGCACTGTCACCAACACGGAAAAACCCGCGCACCGATGCGTGCAACAGGATTTCACTGGCCGCCACCGCCGCCGATCGCACCTGGCCCGCACCGGCCGTGGTGATGCGCTGCCCGGCACCAAAGCCATAGGCGCGCGTGCTCGTCGCCGTCAGCGGCACCGCCACCGGCAGGCGCGCTGCCTCGGCTTCGGCAACGGCCACCACCTGATTGTCGGCCCCCCACGCCAGCTTGGCATAGGGAAAATGCACGCCGCCGATATCATCGGTGGCAAAGCTCACGCCGCCGGCCGGAGCCGTCACATTGTCTGGCATGTCTGGTCTCCCAAGATCGAAACGAGATGGCGCGCAATGTGGGCGCTGCCGCTGCTCGGCCCGGGGGCTGGCCGGGGCGGCAACGCCCGCAAAGCCGCTCTGCAATTACGCAGAGAAGCGCATCAGCTTGATTGCCCGGCTATCCAGCACCGCGCCGCCAACCCGGCGGGTGGCATAGAAATGGACATAGGGCTTGTTGCTGTATGGGTCTTTCAGCACTGCCGTTTCGGCGCGCTGCGTGATCAGATAACCGGCCTGGAAATTGCCGAACGCGATCGACAGGCTGTCGGCCGCCACATCGGGCATGGCATCCACCTCGATCACGCGGTGGCCCAGCAGCATCTGCGGCTGTTCCGGGCCCAACCCGGCCTGCCAGATGAAGGCACCATCACTGGTCTTGAACTTGCGCACCCGGGCCAGTGTCGAACTGTTCATCACCCACACCGCACCCTGACGATAGGGACTGGCCAGCGCGTGCACCATATCGATCAAGCGGTCCTGCGGATTGGCAGCGGCAAAATTGCCGGCAGCCCCCGACGTGATGAACTGCAACGCGCCGAAGGGCCGGGTCGCATCGGCGGTGGCGGCATTGGGCGCCCCCAGAAAACCGCGCGGCTTGTTGATGCCGTCGCCGCTGACAAACGCCACGCCTTCGGCCCGGGCAAATTCGCGCCCGATTTCCTCGCCCAGCCACGCCTCCACATCAAAGCCGGCATCATCCAGCATGGCCTGGCTGGCTGCCGGATTGGCGAAAAGATCGCCCATCGGCGGCGCAATTTCGGCAAAGTTCGGCGTTTCGGTTTCGGGGCGGGCCGCCGTTTCCGAAGCCCATCCCGACACCACGCCGGTGGTGGTGATCAACCGGCGATAATTGGACGAACCAATATCCACCACCTGCGCGATGCTGCGGATCGGCGATGCCGCCAACAGCACGCGATTGATCACCGCATCAATCTCCAGTGGCACACCCAGCCCGCCCTTGATCGGCGGACTGATCGTGGCGGCCTTGGCCTCCAGCGCGGGACGCGCGATGGCGGTCTCCACCGGCAGCGATGCGGCCTCCGGCGCTTCAAACACCATGTTCAACGGTTCAGATTTCACTTCCAGCATGCTCTTTCTCCTCCTGCCAGCCCAGCACCCGCGCCTCTCGCTGCATCGGAAAGGTCACCAGTGACACCTCAACAATCTCAAGCCGTTCCAGCCGCCTACCGCCTCGTGCGGCGCTGGCTGCCTTCACCCGATAGCCAAAGCTCAGGCCGTCGATGGCCCCGGCCCGCACCAGCGCTGCGGCCTGCGCGCCGCGGCCCTGCGCCACGATGCGCGCAGTGATGCGCAGCCCGCGCGCATCCTCCCTCACACTGTCAACGAACCCGATTGGTTCACCCGGCACATGCTGCCACAGCAGCGGCAGCGGCGCCGCCGCACCCGCAAAGGCACCCGGCACCACCACATCGCCGCCCGTATCGGGCCGCCCGAACACCGATGCATAGCCGGCAATGCGCACGTCACCGCCGTTCATGGCCGCGCGCCTTGGCCCAGCCCCAGCTTGAAGGCGATGCCCATCAGCAGCAATGCCACGCCGGTGCGCACCGCCCAGCCAACCAGGCTTTTCAGCGCCGATTTCTTCACGTCGCGCCAGCCCTGCACCAGTTGCCGCAACTCGCCGATATCGTGGCCCGCGGCCTCGTCCATCAGGCCCAGCCGTTTCAACACCCGCGCTGCACCGGCCTCTGCCGCTTCCTCGCAGATCGCCTGCAATGTCACCCGCGCTGCGCCCTGGCTTTCGGCCTGTGCCAGCAAGCCTTCCAAGATCCCGCTCATTGTCCGCCCTCCCGATTCAGGCCGGCATCCAGGCCAAGCATCTGGCGTTTCTCGCTATTGGTCAGGAAATCCGCCGCAGACACATTGGCCCACAGTCGTTCGCGATCTTCGGCCAGTGCCGTCACCGCATCCAGATCGACACTCAGGTTCAGCCCCGGCCACCACCAACCCAGATGGGCCGACAGTGCACCCAGCAGGCGCGACAGCAGCGGCAACAACGTCAGCCGCCACAGCGCCACATTGGCTTCGCGGTAATTGGCATAGCTATTGTCGCCCCGCATGCCGAGCAGCAGTGGCGGCAGGCCCAGCGCCAGCGCAATGTCACGCGCGGCCGCCTCGCGCATGCCGGCAAAATCCATCTCCGCCGGCGACAGGCTAAGCGATTGCCAGCTCAAGCCGCCTTCCAGCAGCATCGGCCGCCCGGCATTGGCCGCGCCGGCAAAGGCGGCCTGCATTTCGTCACGCAACCGGGCAAATTGCTCCGGGCTCAGCGTTGAACCATCACCAGGCTGGTACACCAACGCACCCGACGGCCGTGCGGCATTCTCCAGCAGGGCGCGGTTCCACGCAGTGGCGGCATTGTGCACCGCCACAGCCGCCGCCGCCGCGCCCAGACAGCCGGCGCCATATTGATCGTCCAGCGGATGGAAACTGCGGATGTGAAGCAGGCCGCACCCATCACCGCCCACGGGATAGCGGCGCACCCCCGTGCCAACGCGGTAAGCGTGGGCCACTGGCCACCCGTCGCTGTCCACCTCCACGCTCACCCGTTCGGGGCGGAGCGCAAACAGGGCGGCCGGCAAGCCATCGGCACCGCACGCCACATCGACATAGGCATTGCCGTGCAGCAGCAGATGCCCGGCCACTGTTTCGATCAGGCCGGGGCCAGATGCGCCAAAGCCGCAGCTGCGCAGCAGCGGCAACACGGGGTGGCCAGGCATATTGGCGAGGATCGGGGCGCCGCCGGCGCATTCGGTGATGATGCGCAGGGCCCGGGCCGCCACTGGATTGGCCAAAAAGGCCGCGCGCACCTGGCTGGCATAATCGCCGCCGCTGCCGGCCACCGGGCTGGCCCAGGCCGGAATGCGCGGCGCAAGCGGGCCATCACCCTTTGTCGTCGCAACGGGCGCAGCCGCCTTCGTCCGCAAAAACGGAAGTCGCATCATTTCACCCCTTTGGTTCAAAGAGAGCGGACACCGGGCAACGCCGCACGTGGTCCCAGCATCAAGGCCGTGATGGCCCACACACAGGCATCGGCCCGATCAGGCGAACTGCCCGGCCCGGCATAGCGGCCATCATGAGTCAGGCCGCACAATTGGTCTTCCAGCGCTGGAAACACGCCGGCATGATAGGCACGGCCTTCGCCATAGAGCGCCGCCACCGGTTCCGCCCGTGCAACCTTGCCGCGCGCGGCGCGCACCGCCGTGACCGGCAATGCGGCGTCCACCGATTTGAGCAGAGCCGTCACCATCGAACCACCCTGGTTCACTTCGGCAATCACCCGGTCGGCATCCCAGCGGGCCGCGGCGGCCACCACCGACCGCGCCCAGTTTTCCGGCCGCTGCGCCGTCACACTGGCATCCTCCAGCACATAGGCGTGGCCATCCTCCCCCAGGGCCACCACCACGATCCCGCAGGTGCCGCCATCGGCGGGCGGATCCACGCCCACCACCACGCGCGCCGCCGGGGGTGCTGTCAGCACCCGGCTGCGATCGATCAGGGCGCGCGTCCACAAGGCACCGTCGATATCGTCCACGATTTCACCGGCCAGTTCCTGCCGCCCGGTGGCGGTGCCGCCAAAGCGCCGTTCCAGCCGGGCCAGAAAGGCCTTGGGCAGATTGGCCTGATTGTCGCTCGTGCGGCCGCGCGTCAGCACCACGCCGGGTTCGGCGATCAAGGCCTTCAACCAAGCCAATGGCAGCGGTGTCGTCGTCAGCAGAATGCGCGGATTTGGCCCCAGCCGGGTCGCCATCCGCAGGTTCATCACCGTATCCTCGCCGCGGGGCCAATGGGCAAATTCATCACCCCACGCCAGATCGAACTGGCCGCCCCGCAGGCCGTCAGGCTCCGCCCCGGAAAACAGCCGGGCCTCGCTGCCGTTGCTCCACACCAGCCGCTTGGCGTGCGGCTGCCAGCTCAAGGCCGTTCCAGGCGGGACCCGCGCCAACAGGCCGGATTCCCCTTCCACCATCACGGCGCGGGCGGCATCCACACTGGGCGCGACCAACGCGATGCGGCGGGCCTGCACCATGGCGACGGCGTGCACATATTCCGCGCCGGCCAGCGTCTTGCCAAAACCGCGTCCGGCCAGGATCACCCAGATGCCCCAATCGCCCGGCGGCGGCCGCTGCGCCGCGCGCAGGCTGCCTGTACCCGACAGCGCCGCCAGCATCACATCCTCGCCGTGCCGGCGCAGCAATCGCCGCTGCTCCAGATCGGGCAGGGCGCGAAAAATCTCGATCAACGTCGGGTTGGACCCCGCATCCGCCATGGCGCACGTCTCCGGGACGCCGGCGTGAAACCGGGCCGTGATGATTGGCCAGACGCTGCCCCCGCACGCGCCGATACGATGGTCAGTTCTTGGCCAGCGCCTGCAGTTCGGCGCGCAGCCGCGCCACGCTGGCGCCATCAATCGCGCGGCCAGCCACCTGCGTCCCCGGCTTGTCGCGGCGATTGACGATGGCCAGCGCCAGCCGGGAATCGATCAGGCCGGCGACGCCCTTGGCCTTGGGATCGGGCGTGTCAGCCACATGGGCCAGCAATGCGGCCAGGACCCGGCTTTCCACCCGTTCCCAGGCATAGCCGACGGCCACCGTCCATTCCGCCGCAAAGGCCGGATCGGCATCGCGGTGCCGAAACAGCACGAGCAGCGGCAGGCCCAGTTCATCGGCCGCCACCGCCGGATCGCCGCGCCGGGCCAAGAGTTCCAGAAACGCCATGCGGTCCTTGCGATTGCCCACCAATTGCCGCGCCACGCGGGTGCCAGGGCGATAGCGCCGGCGCTCCCGCGACCGGTCACGGCCACCTGTCGGCGCTGCGTTGGCCACGGCAAAGGGCGCCGGCACCGGGGCCAGACGGTTCAAATCCTGCAACATCAGATGCCTCCGGCAACGGGGGGAGCGCCCAGCGGGATCAGCCCCGGATCATATCCCGGGGCCGATTCCGCAGCCATGCCAGATGTATAACCACAAGCGTTACGCTCGTCAAGTCAAAATTAACCTAAATGG